GTCGTACACGAACTGTTTGACACAGGATTTAAAGAACATCTTTAACCTTGTCATGTGGGGTGGGGAGCTCACTCTTTTCGAGTTTATCCTTGGCCCAACATGGGGTGTGTTCACGGGAGTTTATCCCCGAACCACTATGTCATAAGTCTTAGGTGTATATGGCACAAGAGCCGTTCCTCCACTCAATTCGATTTTCATTTGTAGATCTAGACGATCTGCCAATTTACTCATCGCAATTGTGTGTTTAGAAGCGAGTCCTCTTTGGGTCCAATCTATACTATATAGATCGGTAAAATCCCCCATAGCACTCAGACTGATGGCCCCAGGTTGTCCAGCTCTAGAAAAATCTAGATTTAGACTTGCTGAGAAAGGAGCATCCAAGCTTCTCCACAAAGCAGTTAAGTATAACCACCATGCGGGAGAAAGAACCATCGGTATTGTTAGTAATGCCGATAGCAACTTATTCTTCGGTAAAACCGGAGTTCTTAGGAAACTTTTCCAAAAGAAATTCCAGTTTTGTCTCGGAATAGCCTGTTGTTTCTCAATTTCTCTCATCCAGTAGTCTCCAATAGAGATTACTAAGGATTGAAAGAAATCAAGAGAAAATCCGAAAGATTTCGCGATCCATACCGTCAACATTTCGTTGATCATATGGCCTTGCTTTTGGATAAACGCAGGTCCCAAAGTTGCAAATGCTAGTCTTCTATATAAGATAGTACCTTTCGGTTTTCTAATCTTATTTAGACCATCTAGCAATACTAACACACTGCTTGGATAAAGAATTACACCTTTAGTGAAAACTTCAACAAGTAGAACCGGGTACATAGACACGTTTCTCTTAATCCCCAATAGCAGAGATGCACCAATTGGTGACACCTCTCCTAGAAAAGGATGGATCCATCTTTTCGCGAATTCAACTACTCCCGAAGGGGAGATAATCGATTTCGTAGAATTGATAGATACCCCTGCATCCAACATAAGTTGTTTGTAGGTAAGAGCGACATTATCATCAAAGATAACAATGTCATCACCAAGTACAATGTACTGAGTGAATAGAGTCATATGACCCACCCTTCTTGCAGCCACTTGCACCAACACGTGATGTGTTAATGCCAGCATTGCCCAGGAAGAGTAAGCACCCATTGGTTGCCCAACAGCGTACTTGATTTTTCCTACTGAAGATTCCCACCATCTATCCGTAAGGATAGACCCCCAAAGAGCAGCACCCTTGAATCCAAAAGATTCTAGGACACTGACTTGTAGGGAAAGTG